GTTGTCACTTATACCGTTACCGCCTATTTGGTTTCTTATTATGGAGGACTGAAAATCGCTACCATGTGGCACGCCCGTTTTAAAACGGCGACCCTTGCTTCGGTCGTTGCAGAGAAAGCGCACGCAGTACAGCTTTATATCAGCCGGGCGGCTACTCTGACTTATGCAGCAGCCCAGGCACTATTACACAAGAATACTACCAGATGTACCGCTGCCCTTCGGTTAATGAGGATCGAACTTTTGAAGAATCCATATACGGCCCTGCTCGCATTACTCGTGGCAGCCGGGGTGGCTATTTACCAGCTTGCAAAGAAGACGAAACAGGCTTCGGCAGCAATGAAGGCCCACCAGGAAGTTGTAAAGAAAGTGAATGAAGAGTATTCCAGCCAGGAGGCAAAAATAAAAACTCTTGTAGCTGCTATCAATGACGAAAATCTTTCCAACTACACCCGTAAGCAAAGGCTCGCTGAATTAAAAGAACTGATACCGGATTATAATGCGGAATTGAATGAAGAAGGCAGGCTCATTAATAACAATAAAGAGGCTATAGATCAATATTTGGTTTCCTTGGAAAAACAAATTAAGTTGAAGGCTTACCAGGAGGAACTGGAAGAATTGTACAGGAAAAAAAGGAACCTTGAAAGCCAGGAAGCAGAACAAAGCGACGCTTACTGGGACACTCGCCAGCAAAATACACTGTCAGGATATAACCGGAACAGCCTTACCGCTAAAATAAGCCGTTTATTTGGTACGGAAAAAGAGGCTAACCAGTTAAAAGCCCTACAGACAACACAGAAGGATTTGGCCGGTATAGAATCAGCTATCGCCCAGATCAATAATGATATATTAAAAACAGAGGCGACGGCCACTTCATTAACCGGGACCAATAAAGAAAATATAAATACTGAAACATCCCTCATAAAGAAACTGGAGGCGGAAAAGAAAAAGGTTCAGGAACAATGGACAGAAGACAGCGAAGCGAATATCGCCAAGAAGAACAAGGAAATAGAACGTATCGACACCGAAATAAAACGTTTGAATGAATTAGGTAAAGTCAAAAAGAAAGCGGAAGCCGGGGAGTATAAAAATACGGAAACGGACGCTACATTAAAACCTCTGGAGATCGAGCACGAAAAACGTATGCTTCTTATCAAACAGAACCGGGAGAAGGAAAATAAGACGGAAGCCCAGTACATTCTCGAAGGGACAGCGGAAAATCTTCGCTATTACCGGGAACGTATCAACGCACTCCAGAAGCTGGAAGCAAAGACCCCGGCCAAAAAGAAGAAGTTACTCGATGAAATCCATAAGCTCGAAACGGAAGCCCAGGCTGCTATTTTTACGGAAACTGGTAAGCAGGAAGACGCCCGTATAAAACAGGTACAGGAGAAACGGGACGAACGGATAAAGATTGAAACCGCCTATTACAATGTCCAGAAGGACACTATGGAAAAAGCGGTATTAAACCAGAGTATAACGCAGGAAGCAGCCGACGCCTATATGCTGGAAGTTGAACAGGCACATACGGCGGAACTTCTGGAGATAAACCGTACCTATCTGGATGATGTAAACGCCCTGGAGATCACCAGCAGACAAAAGCGTATAGATACCGTTACGGAAGCGGCCGACGCCGTACGTGAAACCGAGATGCAACTATTACGTGACCGAGCGGCCATTGCTCAAAAAGTACGTGAAATAACTTCCGTTCCGGTAGGAATAACCGGTATGCAGGAAATACACCGGAAGCAGGTTCAGGATGTAGAAACGACTTATAATGCTATAATTGAGATAGCGAGACAGGCGGGAATTTCTACCGTTGGTTTGGAGAAACAGAAACAGCAGGAAATTAGCCAGCTTGAATTTGAATACCAGAATAGTTTATACCAGATTCAATCCCAGATCGGTGTATCATGGGCGCAGGAATACCAGAATGAACTGGCCCTGTTAAAGAATCTGCACGATCAGGAATTAATAGACGAAAAGACATACCAGCGTAAAAAACTGCAAATGCAGATGAATAACGCTAAAAAATACTTTGACTATTATTCCGGCCTTTCCTCTTCCATGGTGGAAGCTATTCAGCAGGCCGAAATCGACCAGGTGGAAGCAAAATACGATGTTCTCATACAAGAAGCCGAAAACAACGGGGAAGATACTGCCGCTCTGGAAGAAGAGAAGGAAAATAAGAAACTGGAGATTCAAAAGAAGTATGCGGATGTAAACTTTGCTATCAAGTGTTCCCAGATCATAGCAGATACAGCCGTTTCGATTATGAAGGCGTACGCGGACTTAGGACCGATCACCGGAACCGTTGCTGCAGCAATGCTTGCGGCTACTGGTGTGGCCCAGCTTGCATCGGCCAAAGCAGAACGGGACAGAATTAAAAACATGTCCCTGAAAAACACTACCGGCAGCAAGACCGCCACGGCCGAACGTGTTGTTTCCGGTTCTTCCAGTGGTGGATATTCGGAAGGTGGTTACACCGGTCCGGGTGGACGCTATGAAGTGGCCGGCGTAGTTCATAAGGGGGAATATGTGGTACCACAGCCGGAAATGAATAATCCTAAAGTAATCGACGCTGTTAGCACTATCGAAGCGATCAGGCGGCAGCGTACCAATGCGAACCCGTTGCCACAGAATCCGGGTGAATATGCGGAAGGCGGTTACGTTACCTCTTCTGCGGGGGATTCTTCCTACCGGGAGTTCCTGGAAGCGGCAAAGGAACTTCGCGCCTCCTGTGAGGCTATCAAATTGATAAAGGCCTATATCGTTTATCAGGATTTGGAGAAGGCCAAAGAAACTATAGATAACGCCCGCGACACCTTTACACGCGGAAAATAAGTAATCATTATGCTAAAGATTAAGACGAACAAAGGTTATCTGGATTTAGGGGGTGACTTTACCGTACAGATTGATGAAAAATCCCCTGTCATGAACGACCGGGGATCGCAAACCGTACCGGTTACGGTTCCATGTACCGGCAACAATGCTAAAATAACCGGTTTTGCTCACCGTCTGGACATGGGTATAAAGCCGATGAATGAAGATCAGGCATGTACAGTATTGGACGGAGCATATAAACGTACCGGGAAGATAAATATTGTTTCCGCCGGTAAAAAAGAAGGTATTACCCTTAACATCGGCTTTGACAATTCGGAAGCCTACAGCGCATGGAAAGCAAAAAAATTAAATGCTATTACGTTACCTGTGAAGGAGTATAGCAGCGTTAATTCTCTTTGCGCACATTTGCAACAAGTTTTAGGAGGTTATCAGACTGATTATGCCGTATTTCAGATTATGACCGGTAACGATTCGAAAGATAATCAGTTTTACCCTAAATACTTGAACTATATCACACCTGTATCAGAAGGAAGTAAAGTATATCGCTTACGTTATCAAGCAAGAACAGAAACTTTTTTAGTAAATGGTACTCCGACTGCAGTAACACTTCCGGAAGGTTACGGCGTAACGGCTTTTTTATATGTATGGCGTGTACTGGAACTTGTTTTTTCCGAATTTGGATATACCATAACCGAAAATCCTTTTAAGACGAACAAGGAACTTTCTAACCTGGTAATATTGAATAATGCGGCCGACTGTTGTGTTAAAGGGAAACTTTCTTATGCCGATTTGATGCCGGATTGCACGGTAGAGGACTTTTTAAACGCCCTACATGTGCGTTTCGGACTGGTTTATAATGTTTCTTCCGATACGAAAACAGCCACGTTAAGATTAATCCGGGATATTGTGGATGATGTTCCGGACATTGATTTATCCTGTAGTTTGACGGATGAACCTTTAATAACTTATGAAACAGCCCGACAAATGAAGTTATCGGCTAAAACTTCCTTTACCGGAGCCGCTCCTTCCGTTGAACGGTTTGAAGACTATTTAAAGGATCAGGAAGTGGCCAGACTGGCGAAAGTTGACATTACCAAAAGGGTGATACATCTAAATTATGAGGAAACGACGGGGCGGTGGTTCAAATGGGATGAAGACAACAAACGCCTTACTTATTCTTCATCGAGTTTCTTTTCCTGGGATCGGAAAACCGACAATATCGAAGATAACGAATTAACCAGCGACGACGAATGCGTTCCAATGGATTTTGCCCCGAATGATATCCTTTCCCCTCAATATCTGGCCGATTACGTTCACCGTTATACATATCTTAAAACATCCTCTAATAATGATGATGAAGATTCGGAAAAAGTAGAAACGCCTTTATCCTTCGTGTTTGCTTTTACATCCTCACAGAATAGTAAATATCCTTTCGGTTCCGTACTGCCCTATACTTCCGAGGGTGAGGAAGTCGTATTAAAAGACGGAAGTAAACATACGATATCACTTTTGTTTCAATATAAAAACGGTCTGTTTATAAACTTCTGGAAAAAATATGATGCTATAATAAGACACTCTTTCAACCAGGTAGAAACGAATGTCCTGTTACCGGTCCACCAGCTTATGAGTATGGATATATTGACACCTGTAGCACTTCGGGGGCAGTACTTGCTTTTTGACGGGCTTTCTTATTCACTTCCGGCAAATAAGATTGTACCTGTCGAGCTGACATTAAGAACGCTTCGGTTAATAGCCCCCTATAATCTTGATGAAGAACATTATATTAAAGATTTTGGAAGTATTTTATATGTCTGGAAATTGGTTCGTAATACCCAGGCGGAAGTACAAGAAAATAAAAAGCAAGAGGTATTAAACTACTTGACAGGTTTAGGCTTTACCATTGTTAATGATCGTTTCTGGACCATAACAGACGGTTTTATTAATCCCAATACAGATGATTATATAATAGATAATCCACCAACTTCTGAAAATGACACCCTAACAAGATACTATCAGTTTCAGTTAAGAGTGAATATAAATTATATACAAAATGATCCGGAAGCTACTACTGGAACTTACAATGATACATTTACCCTTACTTATATAGGGGAATTTATATCGATAGTGTATTCCGGTTAATTCCGTCCTTTATTCTTCCTTTCATAACCCCAACTTTTGCACCATGGAAAAGCAGAATAATATCATACTTGCTCCGTCCACGTCACAAGTAACGGAGCTTTATAATCTCTGGAGGGAAAACCATTCGGGCCGACTTACGGACTTTTATAAGTTTATGGTAAATCCTTCGGCTGCCAGGGATCGTTTTATATCCTCTCTGGAGATGCAAAATGAGTTAACAGGCAGTTTTATCGTAACTAAAATAGCAATACAATGAGCGCCAGCGACGAAGCTTTAAAGGTGAATATATATCCGACGGGAAACGCTTTTACACGTAATCCTATTTTTTTGTCTGTATCATCCTATTCTATGGCTACATACAGTATCAGGATGAATAATGAAGAAATCTTCAAAGGAAACGGAATCGGGGAATTTCGTGTTAATATAGCCGAGATTGTCGAAACCGGAATAACAGGCGCACGGATTTTACCGGATAACACGGATCATATACTTGCCGTTTCCGGTTTGTCGGCAGAAGTAACTATACATGTGGTAAATGAGGGAGAGGAAGAGGATAACCTATCTTTTACCGCCTGGAAAGGGGGAATTTCCAAGAAGGAGTTTAAACGTCTTCGAAATATGGGGACTGATATATTTTCTTTGAAGTTCTTGAATGAATCCTGCAATTTCTTTTTTACTACGCGGAGCAACGACTGGCGTATAATGATGCGCGAGACGGAACTTTACCCGCTTTGTTTCATCTATCCGGGACACGAACTGAAAATAATGGAACTTCTTACCGGGCAAAGCTTTTCTATACCAGGTACGGTGGGTAATTTTTACGCCTTGAATCTGGAGGCCGTACGACTTAAATTCTTTACCGATTACGGGGTACTGGCCAACCTTTTTGACGTGTATAGCGGTGATACGTTTGCTCTCCGAATCGGGATCGAGCAAAGCCCGACGGTCCGCGAGCGTTACCGGCTCCGGTTCCTGAACAGTTACGGGGTTTACGAGGTGTTTTCCCTGGAAGGCGAGGCGAGCGTAACTCCCGGCATGGATGAAGACGAAGACGCTGTTTTCCGGCGTTACGATGAAATTACCGATGATTATTATTCGGATCGCATACGGACGGAGATACAGGAAGCCGTAACGATTAAGACGGGATTCAAACGCCCGCAGGAAATACGCTTTCTTCTTGACCTGCTTTCCTCCGATGATGTTTACCTGACAGGTTACGGCCGGGAAGAGATCAAGGTAATTCCTTCGGCGGAAGAGTTTTCTTACCGTGTCCGTCCGGACGCACCGCAGAACGTGACGTTAAAACTCACGTTTGCCGACAAAGAGTCCAACTGGACGGGAGAAATTACGGAAAGCGGCTACCGGAAACCGAAGGTTCATTCCAAAGAATTTAGTAAACAATTTAATTAATGTATCTATATGGCAACACAGGAGTATATCGATGATCTTATTATAGTCATTGAAACCGCAGAGGACGCAGAAAGCGTTACTAACCAAATGGTGGCGGCGGTTCTTGACTTCTTGAACGAACACCTGAAACTGGTTTCCCAGGGTAAGGAAGTCGAGGCGGAGGAAGCCGCCCGCATTGCCGCCGATGCAGCATTACAGAAGGCTATAGACGCCGTTTCTTTACGTATCGACCGACTTGTCGGTAACAACGCTTCGCAGGCAATCGACAACTTTAACGAGATTCTTAATTTCTTAAACGGGCTTAAAGACAGTGATTCACTTGCCGCATTGCTGGCCGATATCAACGCCCGTATCGGCAGCGAAGACAGTTCGGAGAGTGAAGACGGTTCCCTTTGGGGAAAACTGAAAAGTTTGTCCCAGGATATAACCAGTTGTTCCGATGACATAAGCACATTGCAGGTAGACCGTGACAAAATAAAACAGGAGTTGCAGCAGACGGCCGGACTCCAGGTTTCAACTTTTACCAACGTGAACAACCTTTTGAACGCTGGTACCGTTTATAGTGATCTGTCGGGGGTATTTGCAGCATTGAAAACGGCGGGAAAGATTAACAATGTCCGGAAAAACGGTATAATCCTTTCTTTCCTTACTGCCGACGGCTGGGTGACGAAGCAATTTAGAGGCAATCCGGACACAGATTTTGAGAATGCCGAAAAGTGGGAGGATTTCGGCAGCGGCGGTTCGGCCGGCGGAAATACCTATAACGTAACCGGTAACATGCCACTAACGGAAGGTTTCTATACTCTTGCTTCCGCCATTGCCGCGGTACCGGAGAAACAACGCGGCCGGGGGCGTGTTATCACCTTTGAAACATCACTCGGCAAATGGGAGACGTGGCAATTTACCGGAACCGACCCGGCTGTCTGGGATCAGGAGGCGAGCTGGGAAGAGTTCGGCGGCAAAGGAACGGTAAAGAGTGTAACGGTAAACGGCGAGAAGCAGACGCCGGACGCTACCGGTAATGTGAATGTAAACGTGGATATCCTGGAAGTGGACGAAACTTTGTCCTTAGATTCCACCAATCCGGTAGAAAACAAGGTTGTAACCGCCCGTTTTAACGAGGTGGACGCTTCCACGTTGTTTAATGTGAATGCGGAGGTAAGCGAGGATGAAACGTCCGTCCGCCTGTCTTTCCAGAACAAAAGCGGCGCGGAAATTACCGCTGTGGATATCCCGGCCGGTTCTGGTGGAGGTTCCGGCGAAACGGTGGCTACTAAAATTGTATTAAATGCGGCTGTAGATAATGCGATCATCAAGGAAGGCGGAAACGCCCGTCTTACTTATACTTACGATCACCAGTACACCACGGGGGACGAAAAAGGGGAATCCACCGGGCAAAAGGCAGATATAACCGTTACGATCAGGCGCGGAACGACTACCATGTATTCCCAAACAGTCAGCGATGTTTCTAAAGGTAGTTACGAACTGGACCTTTCAAATTACTTGCTTGTGGGAAACACGGATATTTACGTAGTGGCAACCACTACTGATCCGACTACCGGCAAGAAACAAACCCGGCAGGCGTTTACATCCGTGAAGGTTGTCAGCCTTTCCCTTACCAGCTCTTACAATCTGGCCGGGGCTATAGCCGCCGGCGGTTATACGCTGGCCGATACGATTAATATTCCTTATGCCGTGAGCGGTTCCGGAACAAAGGTCGTCACGCTGTATCTGAACGGCCAGCAACAGAACGCGCACACCATTACAAGATCGGGAACGACAAACGGCAGTTTCAGTTTGTCCCCTTCTTCGCTTGTAACCGGCCGGAATACCGTTCAAATGGTTGCCGAAATGGAGGCTTCCGCCGATCTCGTGTTAAAATCCGAAAGTATCTATATCGACATCCTGAAATCCGGAGGATCGGCACCGTTTATCGGCACGATGATGAGTTTTCCGGACGGCCGTATTTTTACGGAGGATCATCTTGTTCCGCGTCTGGAAGCGGGGCAGTACGAACAGGTGAAATTTGACTTTGTGGCTTATGATCCCGCCGCGACGCCGGCCAAAGTGGACGTTTACCGGGACGGGGTGCAAACGCAATCTGTCAGTGTGCCCCGTACTACGCAGACATATACCAACCGTTTCACGCAGCAGGGCGAAATCTGTATGAAATTTAAGACGGGAGCCACGGAATACCCGTTTTATATCGACGTGAGAGAAAGTGGCATCGATTTGCAGGAAACTACTGCCGGGCTTGTATTGAAACTTTCGGCAGCCGGTCGGAGTAACAGTGAATCCGATCCGGGAGCCTGGGATTATGGCGACATACACACAACGTTTGCAGGTTTCGACTGGAACAGCAACGGCTGGACGGGCGACGCCCTGAAACTTACAGGAGGCGCGAAGATTGAAATCGGGTACCAGCCTTTCTCCACGGATGCAACCACTACCGGGGCTACCTATGAAATGGAAATTCTTTGTTCGTCGGTAACGGATCGGCAGGGGGTGATACTGGACTGTATGGCCGGCGATATCGGTTTCCAGATGACAACGGAGCAGGCCCTTATGCGTGTTTCCGGCGGTACGGAAGTAAGTACGAAGTTTGCAAGTGATATGAACCTGAAAATAGCCTTTATTGTCGGGGCCAAGGCCGGCAAACGTTTGCTGGAACTTTATGTGAACGGAATCCGTTGCGGGGCGGTGCAGTACGGAGCTACCGAAGGACTGCTGCAGGCACAGCCGGTGAACATCCGTTTGTTCAGTGATACGGCGGATGTGGAAATCAGGAATTTCCGTATTTATAATCGTGCGCTTACGGATGATGAAGAATTAAACAATTATATGGTAGACCGGACTACATCGGATGAAATGGTCCTGTTATTTGAAAAGAACGATGTTACGGGGGATAGCGGTACGGATATCGACATAGACAAGCTACGCGCCCAGGGAAAAGCGGTTATGCGGATCGTCGGCGATGTGAACCTTGTCAACGCCACCAATAACAAGAAATTCGAGGTCCCGGTCGATATCTATTTTTATAGCCCGTACGGTAAGGAGTACGATTTTGTAGCAAGAAATGTCGGTCTAAGAATACAGGGTACATCATCCACCACTTACCCGCGTAAGAATTACCGTCTTTATTTCCTGCGTCTGGAAAAATACGGAACTACACTGGAAGTTAACGGCGTGGATGTGCCGTCTCTTGAATACAGTTTCAAACCGGGAGCACGACCGATCAGTATATTCTGTCTGAAAGCGGACTTTTCCGATTCTTCCGGTACACATAATACCGGTGCGGTGCGTATTGTGAATGACATCTGGAAGAAGTGCGGGTGGCTGACACCGCCGCAGGCTGCATATAAGGGGGAATATGATGTACGTATAGGTGTAGACGGTTTCCCTATGGACCTGTTTTATGACAACGACGGCACCGGTGCGAATACTTATCTGGGAAAATACAATTTCAATAATGAGAAATCGGAAAGTGCGATTATTTACGGTTTTGAAGGAATTGAAGGATTCAACGGCCCTTTGCTTGTTCGGAACTACCGACATGTCTTCTTTTGATGATGCGCTGGAATTTCGTTTCAAGGCGGACACTACCTGGGCGGATGCACACGAAGACGATAAGGCGGCAGTTACAAGGCTTTGGAACTGGATAGATTCATGTAAAGGTAATTCTGCTAAGTTTCTGGCGGAATATAACCAGTATTTCGGTAATGACAGCCCGTTTGCATGGTATCTGATTACCGATTACTTTATGGCCGTGGATAACCGGGCAAAAAATATGATGCTGGCAACTTGGGATTCTCTGATCTGGTATTTCCTTCCTTACGATATGGACACTTTGTTCGGTGTGCGTAATGATTCGGTACTGAAATACGAATATACCATTACCCACGAAAGTTTTGACAACAGTATAGGTTCTTATTCGTTTGCCGGCCATGATTCCGTTTTATGGGAACTGGTACGCGGTTGTCCGGACAAATTGCGTGAAGTGGCGGAAACCTTGCGTAGCAATATGAGCCTTGAATATGTTCTGCAAGTATTTAACGAGGAGCAAATGGGTAACTGGTGCGAGCGGATTTATAACAAGGATTCGGAATATAAATATATCCTTCCGCTTACCGAAGGGGTGACAACCAGCAGCGGAACCAGTTATTATAATTATCTGTATGCCTTGCAGGGCAGCCGTTACGCACACCGTACTTATACCATTCAGAACCGTTTCGCCCTTTTGGACAGTCAGTACGTGGCCGGTACTTATCGCCGTGACAGCTTCGCGGCTTATTTCGGGTATAAGTTCGGCAGTGATAACCGGAAAATTCGGATTACGGCCTCCGAACGGTATTATTACGGGTACGGGTACACGTCCGGAACACCGCACCAAAGCGCGGTACTTGCAGAAATGGCCGGTAGTGTGGTGGAACTGACAATGGACACGGATTTGATTGTAAACGATCCGCAATATTTCTACGGTGCAAGCCGTATTCGCGGGCTTGATCTGACGGATGTAAGCCACGCCATTGTCGGCACGTTGAACCTGAACAACTGCACGGCCTTGCGTGATCTGAATGTTAGTTGTGAGGCCGGACAGACGACATTTAACGCCCTTCTGGTGGGTAATTGCCGTAATCTTCGAAAACTCGACATATCCGGGCTTAAATCTTCTTCCTTTACCGGTATGGACCTTTCAAGTAATACCAAACTTGAAACCTTTCTGGCCGGTGGTACATCCCTTACCGGTGTGACATTCGCCGGCGGTGCGCCTCTGACCGTTTGCGTCCTTCCCGGAACTTTGCAGACTCTCGAACTCCGGTACCTGAACAAATTAACCAATGCAGGGCTGCAGCTGGAAGGTACGGCAAATATCACGCGCCTTGTGATTGATAACTGTAGCCTGATCGACTGGAACACGTTATTACAGCAATGCAGTGCGACCAGCTATCTACGAATTACCGGTATAGATATGGACGGGAACGGTAATTTGCTTCGCCGGCTTATGACAATGGGCGGCGTTGATGAAGACGGGGGAAACGTGCAGACGTGCCGCCTGGTAGGTACGTACCGGCTCACCCAGTCTATGTCGGATGAAGAGTACGCCGCCACTTGTGCACACTTCCCGGAACTGAATATCATTCAGCCGCAGTTTGTCGGTATAAAAATAGATCAGACGGTAGGAGACGGGGAAAAGATTACGAATCTGGATAACTCTACCGGATATGACTATAATACTGAATTTACCCCGTCTTCCCATATATTGGAAGTGTTGTCGAAAAGACGTTGTATTCTGGCTAAAAAGACGGCGGAGGGTGAAATGACCTGTTACCCGCTTCATGATGAGAACCGAAATAAATACGCGGATAGTGACAGCGTGGAGAACGCCACGGATGCAGTATTAACCGGATCGGAAGGTGAAGTTTACGTATATGAACCTCATTACTGGTACAAAGGAGTAACGGACGTGCTGAATCAGTGCCTTTACGGTTTTATTTCAAGCAATGAGGATGCGCCGGCAGCAGCAGGGTACACCAGTGTAAGATTTACCCGCGAAGAACTGAACGTGACGGAAGGGATCGGGATTCGTAAGAATACGGATTACACAACCCTTGAAGAGGCGAAAAACAAATACGAATCCGGATCGTTCGCCCTGGTGGATGTCCGGGATTACAAGCAGGTTCGTTTTCCCGGTTTTGCTTCTACTCTTTACGGGGCTGTATTTGTAGATGATGCTGGGAAAATACTAAGTCGGATCAGCGTTTCAAATGCGAACGGTTTTATCAATGGTATGTATCTGTTTTGTGCCGTTCCTGTAGGGGCTACGAAACTGGCCTTTACTTTCCTTAATTCGGCGGCCTTCGATTTCGTTTTACTCACGACATCGGAAAGTGTGGAAGCGATCGAGCCGGACTGGGTAGAGCATACGGAATGCCTGGGCGGTGTTTATGAAGCCTATCTGATTGATGATGTGCTGCGTTCTGTCAGTGGTGTTTCAAGTGTAGGAACTATTTCACAGAGCCAGGCAGTCAAATACGCCCAGAACAGGGGCAAAGGTTTCCAGCTGTTCGACTGGGAGATGCACAAGGATGTGGGTAATCTGCATTTCTTTAAATACGGTAATACCGATTCGCAGGGAGTTTGCGGATATGGAACAAACAATTACCAGAAAGTGACAGGCCTTACCAATGCGCTGGGGATGCGTGATACGGTTTCTTATTATAAGGAAAAGGGCGGTTCCAATCCACAGGCGGAAGGTGCTTACCGGGACGGTGTAAATTATCAGTCCGTCAATGTGCTGGGCTATGAGAATTTCCAGGGAAACAAGGCGGAATGGTTGCAGTATGTCACAGTAAACAAGACGGCGGCGGACGGAAGGTGGTTTATTACCATGCCGGACGGAACGGAACGCATTGTACAGGGAATTACTGTTTATAACGCGGATATTTATCCTACCCACATGGTTTGGGGCCGGTATATGGATTTGATTGCAGCTAAAGAAGGCGGTTCCACTTCCTCACATTGGTTCGATAGGTTCTATGTGGGTACCGGTCTTTCTCGTGTGGTGTGTCGGTCGTACTACTACGCGCACGCGTTAGGCGGTGTTTCGTGTGCGAGCGCGAGTTACGATTCATCGAGCACGAGTGCGGTCATCGGTGTTCGGCTTGCCTTCAGGGGCATAATACGCTGGGCGGGCAGCGTCGCGGCCTTTAAAGCCATAAATCAGGCAGATTAAGAGAAAAAACAGCAACGTAAAACGTTGTGCGGGTAGCGCGGGCGTCCGGAAAGTAAGACGGGCGCCGGTACTTCCGAAAAGTACAAAGGCGGATTTCCTCATATACACTCGTGTGGTGTATCGGTCGAACAACAACGCGAACGCGTTAGGCGGTGTTTCGTATGCGAACGCGAATAACGATTCATCGAACACGAATGCGAACATCGGTGTTCGGCTTGCAAACAATTAGAATAAAGAAAAAGCGCATAAGCCTTGAAAATTGGCGTACAACAGTGGGGACGTGTCCCCGGCGTGGAGCCAAGAGGAATGAGCCTCGCCAACAGCAGCCGTTTACGACTGGAAAGGGGAAAAATAAAGCGCAGGGCAATGGGGTTTGGTAGGAACTTTTTTCGAAGAAGCCCGGCCCGGGGAATTGAAGGCTAATTTATTATCATGTGGAGAGAAGATAATATTATAGAAGAGATTGTCGAGGACTCCAATATAGAGGACGCCATAAAAACGGTATTGCGCAAAAGAAGACGAAAGCGCAGCTTTGCCGGGCGTAGAATACTGGCGGATGTCCCGAAGGCAGTAGAGAGGATCAGGCAGCGGATCAGGAGTGGGCGGTTCAAGCTCGGAGGATATCGGGAAATGACCGTAGACGACGGGCCGAAGGTAAGGACCGTACAATCGGTTTCCCTGGAGGACAGGATCGTTCTTAACGCTGTTATGAATGTGGTGGACCGGCATTTGAAAGTACGTTTTATCCGGACTACTTCCGCATCCATTAAAAACAGGGGAACGCATGACCTTTTACAGTATATCGTTAAAGATATAAAGGATGATCCCGAAGGAACCCTGTTCGCTTACAAGTTCGATATAACGAAATTCTATGAAAGTGTAGACCAGGACGTTTTGCTGGATGCAGTGAAAAAGATGTTCAAGGATAAAATATTGATCGGAATTCTGGAAGAGTGCATTCGTATGATGCCTAAAGGCGTGAGTATTGGGCTAAGATCATCACAGGGGCTTTGTAATTTGCTTCTATCCATTTACCTGGATCACCGGTTAAAGGATCAGGAGGCGGTAGCACACTATTACCGGTATTGTGACGACGGTCTGGTGCTTTCCGGTAGTAAGAAATATCTTTGGAAGGTTAGGGATATCATTCACGAACAGGCCGGCAAGGCCCGCCTGGAGATTAAAAGTAATGATACCGTTTTCCCGATCACCGAAGGTATCGACTTTCTGGGATATGTAACCCGCCCGGATCATGTGCGGTTAAGGAAACGTAACAAACAAAAGTTCGCCCGCAAGATGCACAAGGTTAGAAGCAGAAAACGCAGGCAGGAGCTGACCGCCTCATTTTACGGGCTTACAAAACATGCTGATTGCAAGAACTTATTTTATAAACTAACAGGAAAGAAAATGAAAAAATTAAAGGATTTGGGCTACAAGTATAAACCTAAAGACGGACGGAAAAGATTTACCGGAGCAAGGATTAAGTCGCCGGAGCTGATGAACAAGGATGTGATCGTACTTGATTATGAAAAGGACGTTCAGACGAAAAACGGACCCCGGACTGTTATAAAGCTGGAACTCGACGGCAAGGAGAGGAAATATTTTACCAGCCTGGAGGAAACCCTTTTTATTTGTGAATCAGCGGAAAGAGACGGAGAAATGCCTTTTGAAGCGCATTGTGAAGGTGAAGTAAGTGAAAAAGGATTGATAATTATACACTTTACTTGAAATGATACGGATTTATGCAGACAGCAAGGCGGAACCGGTAAGATGTACCAACCGCCGCCGGGGAATCTGGCGTATTACGTGGGATTACCAGGAAACAGAGACACCCGAAGGAGTGCAACGTAGTTACATGGAAGAGACGTTCGATCACTTGCCCGCACTGGTAGAAATCAAGGCGGTTATTAATGAATGGTATAACCGGCAGATAACCGACACGATCGAAAGCGGGTACGTATGGAACGGCCTGAAAGTCTGGCTTTCCATGGAAAACCAGATGAATTATAAGACGGCGTACGATCTTGCCTTGCAAACAGGCGGGGAAAACCTTCCTGTTACTTTCAAGCTCGGGGAAGAAGACAACCCGACGTTTTACGAGTTTGCAAGCATGCAGCAACTACAGGAATTTTACGCCGGTGCCGTGAAACATATACAGGAGACACAAAAAGAAGGCTGGGCACTTAAAAAGGCTATAGACTGGAGTGTTTATACGTTGGAGTAG